AGACACTTATGAGCTTGCCACCTCCGAGGCCGATTCAGAAGACCTACAAAGAATTTTTACAAAGCAAAGTCGGGCTGGATGGCCAGTTCGGATTTGAGCCGCTATTCATGCCGGACTTTCTTTTCGACTTTCAAAAGAGCCTGGTTGAATGGGCGGTCAGAAAAGGGCGTGGCGCAATCTTCGCAGACTGTGGACTCGGCAAGTCGCCGATGGAATTGGTCGTTGCGCAAAACGTAGTTGAGAAAACGAACAAGCCATTTCTGATTCTGACTCCGCTTGCTGTCGCGCGGCAGGAGCAGCGTGAGGGAAATAAGTTTCAAATTGATTGTGAAGTTTCCCGCGATGGAAAATTTACAAAGAAAATAGTCATCACGAATTATGAGCGGCTGCACCATTTTAATCCCGACGACTTCATTGGTTGCGCTGCCGACGAATCTTCCATCCTTAAAAACTTCGACGGAAAGACAAAGGAGCAAGTCACAGAGTTTATGCGCAAGCTGCCGTATCGTTTCCTTTGGACGGCGACCGCTGCGCCAAATGACTATATCGAACTCGGAACATCTTCAGAGTGTCTTGGGAATCTCGGTCATATGGACATGATTGGAGTGTTCTTCAAAACTGTTGACGGTTCTGGCGCGGCGCACGGTGGAGCAGATTTGCGTCAAGTCCATCCCGGTAAAAGAAACAATCCACTTGGTGGAAAGTTTCGTTTCCGAGGCCACGCCGAACAAAGTTTCTGGCAGTGGATTTGCTCTTGGGCGAGAGCCTGTCGGAAGCCGTCGGATTTGGGGTTTGACGACAATGCTTTCGTATTGCCGAAGCTGACTACTGCTGAATTTATGGTCAAGGCCAGACTGAAAAGCACCGAGTATCTTTTTGATATGCCGGCCATATCATTAAGTGAGCAGCGAGATGAGCGAAGGCGCACATTGAAAGAGCGGTGCGAGAAAGCCGCCGAGCTTGTAACCAAACACAAGGGCTCGTCGGTTAGTTGGTGCGCGTTAAACATAGAGGGCGACCTGCTTGAAAAGTTAATTCCAAATTGCGTTCAAGTTTCTGGTAGTAATTCGGATGAAGAAAAAGAGGAGGCGTTTGAGGCGTTCCAAAAAGGCGAGATAAAAAACATGGTAACGAAAGCGGATATTGCCGGATTCGGATTGAACTGGCAGCATTGCAACCATCAAACATACTTCCCATCTCATTCATTCGAGCAGTGGTATCAGTGCATCCGCCGCTCGTGGCGGTTCGGTCAAAAGAAACCTGTTCATGTGGACATAATCACGAGCGAGGGCGAAGCGCGGGTTAGGGCCAGTCTTCAACGCAAAGCAAAAGCCGCCGGGGAGATGTTTGATAATTTAATCCGGCTGATGAACAACGAAATCAAAATAGAACAGAAAAAATTCACAAAAAAACTCAACAAACCATTATGGCTGTCATAGACCAGGTAAATACGAAACGATACTCCCTTATCAATGCCGACTGCATCGAGGCGATGGTCGAGTTGCCGGATGAATGTGTTGACTTGTCAATTTATTCTCCGCCGTTCTGCGGGCTTTACAATTACAGCTCTAGCGACCGTGACTTGTCGAACTGTAAAAGCTATCAGGACTTTTTTCAGCACTATGAATATGCAGTGCGTGAAAAGTTCCGGCTGACAAAGCCGGGCCGTGTAAGTGCGGTTCATTGCGTGGATGTTTCTGGCAGCGGAAACGGAAAGACCGCAAAAATGGGATGCGGCGCGAATGCTGGAACAGGATTGATTGATTTTCCCGGTGATATTATCCGGCTGCACGAGCGTTGCGGCTTCCGATACTTTGGGCGGCGCGTGATTTGGAAAGAGCCGCTTGGTGTTCGCCTGCGCACGATGGCCAAAGGATTGGCTCATGTGCAGATTGTGGAGGATTCAATTCTGACTGACGTTGCGAATGCGGACTACCTTTTGACGTTCGTGAAAAAGGGAGAGAATAAAATTCCAGTTGCGCATCCAACCGGGCTGCATCGTTACGATGGTGAGCGGGTTATTCCGCACGAGCTTCAACAATTCAAGGGATGGACCGGAAAGCAAACGGAGAATCGTTTCTCGCATTGGATTTGGCGGCAGTATGCGTCGAGTATTTGGGATGATATTCGGATTGAAAATGTTTTGAGTTACAAGGAGTCGAAAGACCCGGATGATGAGCGTCACGTTCACCCGCTTCAAATGGATGTTATCAATCGCGCCTGCATTCTGTGGTCGAATGTCGGCGAAACAGTATTAACTCCGTTCATGGGTGTTGGTTCGGAAATTTATGGAGCGGTGAAAAACGGGCGGCGCGGAATCGGGATTGAGCTGAAGCCGTCTTACTTTAATCAAGCCGTTCGCAATCTAAAAAATGTTGACGAGCCGACGGCGGAAGAACTTCTATGACCACCATCTATAGGATGGCGCAGGAATCATTGTTATGAAACCCGACGCCTACATGCCGATGTTCTGGAATGAGTTCTGGCAGGCCGTGGAAGGATTGGACGACCGGATCATCGTCGCCTATCTGCGCGCCTTGTCGCATTACTGGCATCATACGAACGCCGGCGGGATAGATGACGATGATGACAAGCTCCGGCGATTGTGCCGCCAGGACAAGGATGATTGGCCGGTAGTAAGGATTGCGATTTTCTCGCGCGGCGGTTTTTTTCACCTCGACCATGGCAGGTGGCACAGCAAGCGGGCAAAGGAGGAATGGAACAAGTCACAAATGAGGTACGACAGCAGCGTCAATGGAGGTAAAAACAGATGGAAGGGGATATCGGCAAAAGAGCATAGTTCTATGTCCGAGCGGGCCGCAGATGCCAGGTGGCATACCAGGTGACCTGGCATTCTGCCTGGCATTTAATGCCAGGTGACATGCTAGCCGGATGCCAGCAATAAGAATAAGAAGGGGACTGCGCATATTTAGGAATGGTCTTATGAGTTACATGACGATAATGGATAAAAGAGAAAAGGCTTTAATTCTTTACGCTATACGCAAGGACGGGCTAAAGGATCGCTCGACCGAAGGCTGGGCTGGCAAGCTCGCCATCCTCGACGCCTGGGGGCTTCGCAGCGGTCAAGGGCGGGCCGTGCGATACCTGGCCGCGCTGCGGGCCAGGTCGCTGGCCTACCGCCGTGGCGGGCACGGTGAAGCGCGCCTGCCTTATCCTCGTCCTGCGGCGCTGGCCGTGGTCGAGTTGTACGACGCGCTAGGATTCGATTTAAGGCCATCAAAGGATAAGTCCGCGACTTCGACGCCTCCGCCGCGTTCCGTGGCCGTGGTGGGGCGATTAGGGGGCAAGGCGAGCGATCCTACACGAAGGAGACCCCCCCCCACTAAGGAATCTCTTTTTTGGGTCGGGAAACGGACGCGGGGGCCAACAGCGCGTTCGAGTCTCGACATGAAAAATAAAATTGAATAGCCTCAATCATTATGCCCGGCCTGAAATCAAAAATCCAAAGGGCGCTGGAATGTTCCAACGTCCTGACCATGCCATTCCCTGCTGGAAATGTTCAAAGGGAGTTGAGCTTAAGAAAGGTTGCGCAAGAGCTTGGATGCCCTGCGCGCGTACTCACCGCCGCGAACAGCCGGCGCTATCAAGTTTTACGGATCGAAAAAGAAACAAGTCCATGCCTCCTATGAAAACACTAGACAACACAATAGCTGAACTGGAAGCCATGCGGAGGTCCTGCCTGGACAAGGCGAATGAAATCGCCGGATTTATTGAAACCTTGAAAAAGTTCAACGGGCCGGAAAACAATCCGCCGCCAACCGCCGGGCCGAAGCCCAAGCGGAAATATGTCCGCAAAGAAAAAGCCGAGACCGTTCAACGTCCTGCGCCGCCCGGCGAAAAATCCGTTTCCTTTTCCGATGCGATCAAGATGGCCATCTCATTCCTAGCCAATCCGACCGGCAACGAAATCCTGGCCGAGGCCCGGAAGCAAAATCCGGCCGCCATGGCCGGCAAGGATAAAGCCAACGTGATGACCGGCCTTTACTATTGGTGGACTCAGGGCAAGATTGAGAAAAACGGAACGGGCGCGACGGCCACGTGGAAGATTCTGGATGCGGAATTTTTCAAAACTTAAAAGCGTTACTTATGCTAACCCAACACGAAGCCCAACTATATCTCGCGGAGAAGTTGCCAGAGAGGATTGAATACGTTCCTTTTGCAATGGAAGGCGACATAGAACATGAACCATATTTTGCTTGGAAAGAAGGTTCACTAGACCCAATCCTCGAAACCGAATGGCAACAAATCTCTCTTTGGGTTGAGGAGAAGATTCCTTACTCAAAATGGATGACTTATGTGGATAAACTGGAAGAACTGATCATTGACCAGTCACCAACTAAAGATTATCGAGTTATTTCTGCTAACTACATTACCCGCGCAACTGCAATGAAGGAGACTGGATCATGAGTGAAAACCATATTGATTTTACGGGGTTTAAGAAACCGCAACCCTCAACCAAAACACCAGAGACGGATGCTCATGCGTTTGATAGAATTACTGGAATAGCATCACCTTCAGGTGATGTTATTGGAGTCGAAGTCGCCCACAAACTCGAACGTGAACGGGATGAGGTGAGAGTGAGTGTATATGAAATGAAGGAGTGGTGCAAAGTTCAACGACACCTATGCGACTTGGCAATCTCAAATCAAGAAAGCTGGATGCGTAAATGGGATGTGTCACAAGCCGAACGCACCCAACTCCGCAAGGTGTGTGATGAGTTGGCAAAGGAGCTAAAATGGTATTGGGAGCCGTTGCCAGAAGGGGCGTTTCACCCAGACAATCCAGTTAATCAAAAATCACAAGCTCTTGAACGCTACTCCACCCTCCCACACGTCATCAAAGAGAAGGCTAAATAAAATGCCAGTCAAACAATTAAAAAACCGGACGCGCGGGCGCAAGCGGGTATATGCCACCGAGCTTCCCGTGTATGACTCCATGGAGCAATGCTCCGGTGCAACCAAGGTTCCCATTGCCGTCCTCAAAATTGCGAAGCGGAACGGCTGCTTGTTCATCCGCCATGGGCGCGTCCAGTTCAGTGAGTTCATTGAATGGTTCTTCAATCAGCCGCCCAAGGAGGAAGGCGATGAAGATTATAT